CAAATTTATAATTGCGCCTTTCTGACCTGTTAATTGTAATAGGGGAGAGCCAAACCCTGACAACGCAGCAAAGGCTTGAACCTCCATGCCCTCTCGGTTATACAAATTAAATACTTCACTCCATTTTTCTAGCGTGCCTTTAGGCTCAAAATAGGGTGCGTACGCTCTGGTTACTGTAGAGGCCGGTGTGTGATATACCCCGTCTACAGTTATCTCTCTTTCTCCAACAATAAATTTCGTATCATTGTCAGCCCAACCGAATTGCAATCGCATGATGTCTGCCTTTTTCTGTGTTTGTAGTATTTGAATAACCCGCGTTACGTAATCATGTAGTAGCGCCGCGTTTGCAGTGCCTGCTACTACTCCGTTACGCGCAAGAGTTTTAAGTAGTAATCTTTTTTCTAAACTTTCGTTAGGTATAGTGAACTCGCGTACTCCGTCATGCGGAGAGTGGAATACAAACACAGACACGAAACCTTGCTCGTCATCCCACATTTGTTTTTGTATATACAAGTCGTGCTCATATACAAGCTTAGGGTCTTCACCGTCCATCTTGTATACACCCCCTGTCTTGCCCCTAAAATAGGGTTCAAACTTATTTATAGGGCTAGAGGTAGACCTCTTTATAACTTTACCTAAGCTGTAAGGGCCTTTTACTTCTTTACTTTTCTTATGTGGACAACCTTCGCACCCTGTGGGGTTGTTTTTTTCAAATTCCTCACAAGAGTGTGGACCTTTTATTCCTACTATTTTCCTTTCTACTGCATGAAAGTCATAGTCCGGGTGGCCCTGAGATATGGTGTGAATCGCCTTGCTACCATCCGCACAAAATTTAGCTACAGAAAGAGCATTAAACCAACGAGGCTCAGATAAAGTTGCCCTATTAATTAAGCTGTCTTTAAGCTGCAAGCAAGGTGTGTCTCTGCCCACTATCTTAGAAAACTTATAGTCTTTATTTTCGTCGAGTAGTTTTTCCAACACATCTAATATTGGTTTACTACTTCTCTTTACTATAACTGCGTTAGGGTCTACTCCTAGCAGAGCACGTATATCATTAGGTGCGTGCCGTGCAGGCGCAGGGTTAATTATCTTTACTAACTTAGGGTCGTCCTTCTTTTGGTTGTAGGTGCCCGGCACTCGCAGTATGCGAGAAGGATCGAACACATTAGGATCAGCACAAAATTTTTGAGTAACACATACTTCTTCTAGTCGCTTAGCTATAGGTAACCATTGTTCTGTAGGCACCTCTTCAGTAAAAGCCCAATAGACATGTAAACCATAACCAGAGTTTACTATTGTAGGCTCCGGCAGATCGACGGTAGCACAAAAAGCTTTAAGGGCCTTAGCACCTTCTGCTTGGCTAGCGTAGCCCTTTGGTAGCCCTGTGGACGGCTCTATTTCTTCTGCTTTGTTTCCTCCGCAGTCTATATCAAGCCACATAGCACCCAGAGACTCTACATTTTCTATCTTCCTATTACCTTTTTCTTTTAGCTTCCCTAAAGCAAAAAATACATCCATGCCTTGCTCAGAGAATTCATCAGCTATTGTATATGCCACTTCTAGACTATCGGTAAACTTTGGTATCGGCCTACCTTCTTTCATGCCGACCACATTATATATGCCGCCCCTAGGGACAACGTAATCTATGAGGTCAAAAGCTTGCATTATTTGTACTCGCTTATCAGTGCTTCTACGTAAGCTGTAAGTTCGTTGTTAGGCTCGTGGAAACCCACGAACCAGTTATAAATAGTCTGCCTACTAACCCCCAACTGGGAGGCCATCTCAGTAACTGATACATCATTATCGATGCACACCCTACCAAGACGAACCCCCAAAAGAGATTGATCAGCTTTTTGGTTTAGACTATCGATGCGTGTCGTATAGCCATAGCTCATTAGTCGTCACTTCCCCATGATGAAATAATATCTTCTATATCATCGTCGTCGTCGTTAGGAGTTTCAGTTTTTTTCTTACGCTTAACTGGTTCTTTAACTTCTTCTTCTTCTTCTTCAGCGTCGAAAGCGTCAGGAGAATCGGTGGAAACTTCAGACTCAAACATGCTATCTGAATCTTCTGTCTGGAATGGACTGCCTGACTCTGCATCCGCACTAAAACCGTCTTCTTCTCCGAAAGGCGATGGGGGCTTATAAGGTAAATACTTAAGCACCTGCACACCGCGTAGTCTTAGCGATACACCAGTCGCTGCCATTTTGTAAGGTATAAGCTCTACTGCTATGTTTACTGTGCTACCAGTAGTTAACATGAAGCCTTCGTCTAGCTTCTTGTTCTTAGCATCAAATTGATCGGGAGGGGAAGTCGGATTACCACTATACGCAGCTTTCAAGCTAGCCTTACCCACAAAACTTCCGTCCTCTAGCTGTTTAAAAGGCATCTCAAGTTTCTTGGGCCAAGACTTATCACGCCCCGGCGCGTTGGTGTATGAGCCTTGCATGATTTTGTACAGCTCTTTAGCTTTCTCGCTGCTCATTACAAAATCTAGTTCGTACTTTGCACCGTCTTCTGTTGGATCACACGGGACGCTCTTGCCATTTGCACCCGCTTTGTTATCAAACCTGTACGGCTTGTCTAAACGAGGGTAACGCGCAGCTACGTCGCGGATAATGTGAGATATGTTAGCCATTTCTTGCTCCTTAAAAGGGTTTAGTTTTATGTTTGCAGCTTTGTTTAAAAGCTGTTGTATATTTGCAAGCTCTTCCTCTGCAAGAGGTCGAACCGGTTTAAAATACATCTTGTAGAAATTTCTATGCGGTACAAAATATATTTCGGTTAGCACATTGCCGACGTGCTCTCGGTTACGCTCAAGATGTTCTATATACTTATATAGGCTCATCCTGTTGTCTTCTTTTGAGAATAAACTTAACGCATTTAGTCTAAGCTCATAAAGAAAATCTGTTTTAAGAAAGGCAACTTCAATGTTCGTGAAGTACTTACAAAGTGCCCCTCCTACACCCCTGCCAGTTTTTATACTTTGGGGGCAGTCCATACATCGCTTAGCCTGTATGTTGCTAGCAGGTACTGACGTTGCTGGAAAATCACAATCAAAAGACCAACACGTCAAACTGTTGTCTTTGTAATAGTTTCTGGATAGCGTACCGCTGTCTGTTATAACAACTTCTACAGACTTCAAAGGTTCATAGGTGTCTGGGTGTATAAAGCACCCGTCTTGAATTCTTAACCTATTCATGCTTTGCGCGGTTTAAGTACAGTTATAGTGTACTTGCGGTTTGTTTGTAGCCCCGGAGGTGCTACGTCAGGATTAGTTTCTAAGAACTCTCGCATGTTCGTGCTGTGCATACGCTTTTCAAGTAAATGAAGTGCATCATTGTCTTTGAGAAACTTGTGCATCTTGTCCCAATCACTGGGCCAGTAGCTAGTATGTACTCTACGTGAAATAGTTCCTGCGGGAGTTCTTACGCTGTCTAGATTCTGTTCATCGCAGAGTTCTAGCATCTGCTGAGTAATCTTATCTTGCTGCGCTTTTATTTCTTTTATCTCTTCTTCTTTAACTTTTATAGCTTCGCGCATCTTAATATAGATGCCAGTTAGTTTGTCGGCTGTAGGTTTCATTGCTCCTCCTTTCTTGTAGGGAGAAGTAGTTTACCAATACTCTTTACAGTGTCAAGTACTTAATTCTTGTTTATACAAATCAATTATTTTAGTGTGGTGATCTACCTTAGAGCGCAGCATAGTGTAGAGCCGAGTCTCAACTTCACTGCCCCGTATATGAACAATAGTCATGGGGTTGTGTTGCCCCGGTCTGTCAATCCGCGCATTAGCTTGCAAGTAAGTCTCTACGCTAGTAACAGGAGCGTACCAAATAATAGTATTAGCTGCGGTTAAAGTTAGACCATGTGACGCTGCTTGTGGCTGTATGATAAGCACTTGAATCTTATCTGTTTCTTGAAAGTCTTTAATTATTTCACTCCGTTTGTTCACAGGAACCTTACCTGATATTATTTTGCACGGGGTTTTACTTTTAACTAAGAAATCATTTAGTAATTCTATAGTGTGTGTAAAGGGCACAAAGACAAGTACTTTGTGAGAAGACTCGTCTATTACTTCCTTAATAACATTCAAACGGTTACTTACGTCAAACTCAATGACTTCTCTATCGTCCGTGTAGACCGCACCCCCTGATATTTGCAATAGCTTGTTTAAGTTAGTGGCAGCGTTAACAGAAGTGACTTGCTCTCCATCAGCTTCCATAGTCATGCGATTCTTTAGCCTTTTATAGTACGAAGCTTGCTGTTTAGTAAGTGGCGCTTCTCGATCTACGTAAGTAACAGAAGGCAAATCTAAACACTGGTCTTTCTCAAACCTAATAGCGGGTTGCAACACTTCATGCACTACTTCGTTCGCTTCTGGTTTGGGACGCCACGTAAACTGAGAAACTTTGTGCATTACCTTGTCTCTAAACTGCCCGTAGTACTTGGGTGCGTTCTTTGCGTTAACTAGCTTAGCCAAACCAAAAGCATCTACAGGTGATTGTGCTGCGGGAGTACCAGTAAGCATCCAAAGCCAAGTAGTATCCGCCGTGATGTCGCGCAAAGTTTTCCAGCGGTTAGTCTGTGTGTTTTTGTAGGCGTTAGCTTCATCCACTACAATTACGTCAAAGCCCCCGTTAATAATCTCGTCCTTAACTACAGCTACCCCCTCAAAATTTATAATGACAAACTCAGCACCCGCATTTAGTATTTTCTTCCGTTGCTCAGAAGTCCCATGCGCTACGGAACAACTACGGTGCATAGCAAACTTAAACAAGTCTTCTTGCCATGCAGATTTCATAATAGACAGAGGACATATAACTAGGACACGTTTAACTTTGTCCTGCTGCATCAGGTAATCTACTGCCCATATTACAGACGCTGTTTTACCGGTGCCTTGTTCGTTAAAACAAAAAGCTTTCTTGTGTAAAGTTAAAAAAGAAGCAGTTTCTTTTTGGTGGTCGAACGGTTCATACCTTCCAGTATACGAATAGTCACGGGTCATAGGAGACGGTACTTCTTTTACTCTTAACCCCGCAAGTACTTGGGCTTCGTGCAGCCTCCAAGGCACTGCTATCTTGTAAACTCCATCTACTTCATTGAGTATTTTATAGTCGTCTACCTGCTCAGTAATTAAATGAGGACGTTTTGTTTTTAACACTAGGGCTTTATTGTCTATTACTTTCACTGTTTATCTCTTTTCGTATATGTTTTCTTGTTCTTGGTCGAGGTAAGGAGTTAGCTCACGGGCTAAACCGTCCATGTCCATTGATTCGTTTATTAACGGGTCATCTTCTTCAACCTCAAACGAAGGCGCGTCAAATCCCTGCATGTGAATAACGTTATTAAATTTCGGTGCTTTCACATTGCATTGGTAACCGTTCCAAACAAATTTACGCTCTCCTCGTATATGCTCTCTCACTACAACCTCGCCGTTGGAAGTAAGCCGCGTATGTTCTTCTACAAAGTGTATTATTTTCTTCCTGTTTCCGCTTAGCGTAGTAGCGTATTCTCTGTCTTTGAAGTAGTGTTTTGTGTCTCTGGTGTCTACACAAAAATTCATACGTAAGTCATTCTTTTTTGTTTGTACTGTCCACATCTTGTCACGATTATTCCAAAAATTAAAACACGCGCAAAAAATACCTACATGCGCAGCTTCTTTACCAATTTCTTTAACTGTAAACTCATCATTAAGTATATCAGGGTGCTGCCAAGTTTTTCGGGTGAAGCATGTTTTATTACCGCCAACGTTACCCGGTTTCTTTTTGTGGGGTATTGTCACCATGTCATCTGCCACCCAACGCAAAGTTCTCACTTCGCCTTCTGAATTTACTGCTACATAAAAATACAACCAGTAATTCTTCTGTACTTTATCTTTAGTTGCTTTAACACTAAGAGGCACGCTCAATCCTATTTTATAAACAATGTCTTTTGTAGGCTCCACATGAAGAGGAGAACTTTCGTATTTTGTAGCGTAGAAAAAATTAGGAAATACTTTATCGTCGCTGTTGTCGGGGAAAACCATATTTGTAGCAACAAACATAATCCCCGGAAATT